GGACATGAATGGAAGAACTCGTCCTCTGTCATTCCCATCTCTCTCGCATCAACCATATATTCAGCCCAATTTATCTCGAGCTGAATGCTTTCATCTGTGCTTTCGATTCCTCTTTTTTTTTAATTTTGTCAACTTCTTTCTGATAAGCCTCTACAACTTCAAGAAGTTCTGTTGGATCCGGTGGCACAAGCTGAAGTGCTTCATCAAATGTCACTTTTCTCCCATTGCTTCTTACCATTGCATAGATAAGCTTCGCTGCAAAATTCATCTTGTCGCTGTCTGTTGCTTTTCCAATCTTTTCAAGTTTGTCTATTCTCCGTCCAAGCTTTGAACCACCTATCTGATCAAGATAATAAATAGTTCCAAAATTCATTTTGGCTTCTATTACCGTTCCATCAGTCAATCTTATCATCTTACCTTTATTCATCTAATCAGACCTTTCCACTCACTTTCCCAACTGCTACCACAAGATCATCTTTTGTAAGTACCGGCTTACTAAAGAATTTTTCCTCTGTGAGTCCTTCCGGTGCAGATGCACTCTCTACCCTTGCAACAATGTCTCCATCCTCATTGAACGGATATGCTTTGATTTTGATTGTATCTGTCTGCTCGTTTGCCTTCTCCTCAGATGTTGATATATCATCAGAGTTCTCACTTAGCTTGCACTTCGGATACCAGTCGTATCTATATCCGCCTTTTCTTAATTTGACCACCTTACCATAAGCAAAATATGGTCGTGGTCTGTTTCCACCTGAAAGAATAAGACCATCCGCATCAACATTGTCACCACGTAATTTTGCAAGTGTATCAGCTGGGAAAGCAACGACTTCAACTTCAATATCCGTTGATGTCGTGGAGATATCGCTGTCATATACTGTACCTGAAGCATATGTATCAGAAGCCTCTCCATTTTCCGTGACTTTTACACTTTTAACTACTTCTGTCTTCTCCACCTCTTCCGCAAATGTGGATGTCCACCTGCCATCTGTATCCATTGTATTGAAGCACAGATACTGAGCTCCTACAGTCTCCTTCATTGGTGGTCGCTTAGTTTTAATTGCCATAATTGCCTCCTGTTTTATAAATCCAATGCTGCTATCATTTTTTTATAGTATCTTTCTTTGTTCTGTTCAAATAATGGTTTCAAGTGAGCTTTGGCGCTCATTTTTTTCGTGCCATGTTCAAGCATCGGTCCGTAATACTTGCCCCATCCCACATCTATTCCTGTCTTATCACGCTTATAACTAAATGAGTCAACCAGATGTGTATATCCCGGAGCTGTGACCTTTCTTCTTGGCTTTGGCAGGCGCAACAGATCGTTAACAAACTCCTTTGCTCCCTCTTCTATTGCATCCAGAGCGCTTTTTTCGTCCACTTTTGAAAGATAGCTTCCAAGCATATCCTGAAATTCTTCCATTCCGGAATCTTCAAATGTAATATCATTCATTCATTGTCTCCAGCGAGAAATACGAGTGCCAAATTTTATCGTCTGTAATAAATTCATGCAGGATAGTTGGGTGTAGTCCCTTTTTGCGCATCATATCTCTCAGCATTATCAGCTTTTCATTTCTTGGTGTGCGAGAATAAAAGCTCACCTGCCATGTGATTTTATCTTCATAGTTGTCACCTGATGCCATCACATCATCCCATGCTATTTCCCAATAATCAATTCTCGGAAACTTCTTTCCATTATCAAGATCAGATATTCCTTCATTGACCGGACAGCCAGTGGCATGTAACATCTTACTGAGTTCCTGTTTCGTCATCATATACCTCCCTGTCATATGCCGGAGTCTTAAGTGTCAGTTCTGTTTCTTTGAAACCGTCTTTAGTGGTCACGTGAGCCACATTGTATATCTCATGCTGTGCTCCATCTATTACACAGATGCACTTACTGTTGATCTGCTTATACTGTGGAATACTGATTTTCATCGTAACCTCTATTCCATCTGCAGACAGCTTAGCTCGTGTTGTATCAAATACAGAAAGCTCCCTGTACCAGATATGCATCCCGGTAGATCTTACTTTTTCAACCGGAAAGTCTTGCGAACAATCCTCCTCTATCCTAAGAAGTTCAAGCACACCATCTGTATATTCAGGCATTGCCATCCGCTTCCACCTCCGTCTCCATCTGCCATGTTAAAATCACGCTTGAATAATTATCCATAAACTCACTGACTCTATGATGATATGCATAATACATATAATTTTTAAGCAGCATCCTGTATGTCAGATCTGTTGTGATATTGCAGCCGGGATTTAAGCTCCCGACTGTACATTCACCCTCTCTTGCAAGATTTGCAAGCTGACTGTCTTCGTAATATGGCGGAATCTGGAATTCTGCCCTCATCTCTGATACCAGTGCTGTCAGTTCTGTGTTCTCCATATTACTGCCTCTCTTTTATTATTCCTGTCCAGCCTGAACGATTGTAGCCTGTGTTACAGGGAGCACATACTCCTCCAGCTTAGTTACATCAAAGATAACTGCAACATTGTCATCTACGGCACGGCCGTTTGCATAACATGATGCGATAATGAGATCTGCATTTTCCATAGCCTTTGTCTGGTCATACTCATTGACTCTCACACCTGTTGTTCCCATAGTGTAGTATCCTGCAATTGTAAATGCAGCCTTACCCTTCGGACAATTTGCATCTACGATTTTCTCGATGTCAATGAATGACTTGTTGACATAGCCGCCTGTCAGAGCCTCTCCATACATGCATGGATCCACATATTCTGCCTCGTCTGACGGATTACAGATAAGATACAGCTTGTCTACAACACGCTTACCATTATTGGTAAGAGTCTTTCTCACATCTGAAAGTCCTTTAGGGCTGAATTTTGTGATGTTTGTCACAACCGTCTTAGCCTTGTTGGTACCATCGCTGTTGGATGTTCCAATCTGGCGGAAAATACCAATCGGTCCTGTCTTTCCATCTCCATCAAGATATCCCTTTACAAGACCATCCTGCATAGCTTCAGACAGAATTGCCATAAAATAACGGTCAACAAACTCAAGCGAAAGCTCTCTGATTGCCTTTGGAATAACTAAGTAAGCGGTGAGCATGTGAAGGTCAATGTTAAGTGCTGAAATCTCTGTGCTCAGCTCACCCTTAACTGAGTCTGTTAGAGCTCCCCATACTGCTGCACCTGTATGTGATGCAACGATCCACTTCTTGACATTGGCAGGTGCCATGTTGACAAGATTAAGGATTGGTGATGCTTTCTTGACATCATCAAGTGTTCTGTCAATGATTTCAGTCGGAATGATATCAATCTGATTGGCCGTGATTGACTGCTTGATATCCTTGAAGCCTTCATAGAATTTCTTTTCTTCCTGTGAAAGATTCCTGAGTCCGAGCTGCTTCTTGAAGTCGGCATCATGGCTGGCTCTTTCTGCCTCAGCAACAACCTGATTTACTAAGTCCTCATGCGCTGCCTCCTGGATCATCTCAATAGACTGCATGATAGCTTCAGCTTTCTTCTCTGCCGGAGCATCATTGAGTAACTGCATTACTTTTTCCTGAACTTCTTTGTTGATAGATTCAATCTTCATTGTTTTCCTCCTTAATTGAAAAATGAGCCCCAATCGTTGCTCTTAGGTTTATCTGCTTCTTTATGTGTCAACTGATAAAATTCAGCTAACTGCCTCTCATGTTCGCTCTTGTTACAGAGCTGTTTCTTTAGTGCCTCATTCTCTTTAAGCACCTGCTGCAAAGTGGAATCATCCGGCTTTTCCGGTGTGTCAAGATTTTCCAATCCTATTTCATCGATGAAGCCATACTCTAATGCCTTCTGTGGTGACAATGTGGTCTCCTTGTGCATCATTTCACGGACTTCATCCTCTGAAATCTTTGCACGCTGCATAAATAAAGCTATGCAGCTCTCCATTGCAACATCCAGATTATCTGCCTCTGCCCTTAAATCTGCTGCATTTCCTGTTACTGTTTCCCACATATCATGAATAATGGCCGTGGTGCCCTGTCCCATTATTCGTTTGTCACACGCCTGTAAAATTGTGAATGCAATAGAATGACACACTCCCATTACTATTCCGGTCTTGTATGAACCATGCTGCTTGAGCATATTATAAATCGCAGTGCCCTGATCAACGCTTCCGCCGTTCGAATTAAAGTAAATCTTAATCTCATCTGTCTCCGGAATGGCGTCCAAAAGTTCTTTAAAATGCTTTGCAGATGTTTCAGAATCTTCATACTGCCATGTTTCCCAGTTAAAAGGACCTGTCTTTTTGATTTCGTCATATATGTAAATTTCATGAACATTGTCCTGCTGCTGGAATCTGTAAATTACATTTTCGTTCTTCATAATTCTGTTCCTTTCTCTTGATTACTGTTTAACGGACAGCTCCGAGATATCCGGATCACCTCCATCTAATCACTTTTAATTGATGTGCCATTGTCACCCTCCTCTCCATAATTTTTAGTCAATGCTCTTGCATTAGAGAACTCAGTGTTAAGCAAAGGATATCCCACCATTGCTCTGATTTCGTCATACGAGAAGCCAATTCCACGAAGCTTATCAAGATTAACAGCACTATCCACCACATCAACATGTTTAAAACGTGCCAGCCATACCATTACCTTTTCATTTTTCCTGCTGTAATCATCTTCACCGACTATGTAGGCAGTCAGCGTATCGTTTATAACTTCCGCAACCGGGCCGACAGCATAGGTGATAAATTCATTGGTGGCATCTGACTGCTCTGTGATATTGCCATTAAATACTGCTTCCGGAATGTCAAAGGCATTGGCTGCTTCGTTGTTTATAGCCAAGGCAACCTTGGCAAGCTCCTCCGCTTTTGCGCTCGCATTTATCTGTATATTTTCAAGTGAGACACCTTCCGACTCTGTCATTACCGTCAGATCTTCGCTCTCAAGCAGTCTCTTGATTTTCTCCGCATACATGTCCTTTGTGACTATCTTGTCAGTTCCATCAGCCTGCTTTTCCCTGAAGGACTGTGCTGTACCCAGCTTCAGTTTAAATTTTGGCTGATTGGATAGACGAATCATGTAATTGATTGCATTGAGCGTATTGTTGTATTGATTCACAACGGACTCCAGGTACACTCTTATCTTTGCATTGTCGTACCGTAAGTGAATCACCTCTGATGACATAAATTTTTTGTATAAACCATACTGTTCCCCTGCACATTCAAGCGTTATGTTGCTGTATATGCGCTCTGACAGCACACTGTTTGACACCTGCCATGCAGACGCTTTGTAATATTTGCCGTTCATTGGGATGATAAGTGCTTCCTGTGTCCATAACAGTTCTCTTATAATCCTTGTCCAGAAATAAGTTCCACACTCATGGTCATTTGGCATTACATTGAGTCTGTACTCTATACTGCTTTTCTGTTTGCTGTCTGTCTGGACTATTATGTCAGACTTTGCAATTGCCCTTGCAATCATCATCACAGCTTTTTCAATTGCCAGCTTTGACAGATTAAGCTTTTCCAAGTCAAGCGTAATAATCTCTGCCATAGACTGCATCTCTTTATTCTTTTTTTGAAACAGGAAATCAAACATTGCTGCCTCCTAAATGTATATTATTTGAACTTCCAGCTCATCTTTGCAGAACATTGCAACATCAAAAGCCATGAACCCATCATTTTTCCTGAGCTTCGGTTCTACCTTTCCAAACATCTTATTGCCATATTTATCTTCGGTAACACTTGTATTGTTGGTGTACCAACGCATTATTGCTGATGCTCCAAAATTAATCATGCCCTGACTGAACATGGACTGGATAAATGGTGCAATTATTCCGGTTGCTGATGTAATCTTCCTGATCAGCCGGACTACACCGTTCGGATTCTTACGATCCTCAATCGTAAGGCCCCGTTCCTCGAATGCCATCTTAAACAGAGTGTAACGGTATGTATCCATTGCTATCTTCTTGACATCATATTCGGCACATCTTTCCATGCACCAATCAACTATGCTATTAACATCGATTACAGGTTCCGGTACCACCTCGAAATCATTAAATTCGGTCTGCCCTATGTTCTTAAGCGGGAACTTGATGGAGTCTAAAAAAGGCGATTCAGCACAAATCCATGTGTGCTGTCGCCATATATATTCTCCTGATTCGGTTTTTGTCAAAACTCC